AATAATTCATCTATCTTCTTAAGAGTAATCTCTATCTTAGCAGATACCGCCGACCCTAGCTGTAATGCTTCATCTGCTGTGCTGGACGTCTCGTAGCCCAACTTTTTAAATCGGGAATTATACCATTTTCCATTAATTCTTAATCTGGCTTCAAAAGTCCTTGATGGACTTCTTATTGTTTCTTTAAAAGCTTCTGTTACGTTGTTATACATATGTTTACTCCTGTATCATAAACTCTATTGCTGTAATATCTTCTAAAGTAGTTCCATCATATCCCTCTGCATCGCACCCATTAACATCTTCCAGCTTAATCATATGCACATCAAGTTCTGTTTCAATGTTATACATATCATTAATTTCTTTAATTACCTCCTGTTCCTTATCTTCTGCAAATTGATATGAACCATCTTTTATAACTTCGTTTCCACTTTCATCTTTTAAGGCATTTTCCTTTAATATTCTTGTTCTTTCAGCATTATATACCTCTAATTCTGCCAATAATGCCTTAAGGTTTTTAGCAACTGCATAATTAACCTTAACCGGCCAATGTTTCTTTGAATTCTGTAACTTCTGTAATTCTGCTGAAATTCTGTCAATCTGTTTAATTGTAAATGTCTTTTTCATCTTCTAGTTCTCCTTATTGTTGAATAATTGACACACTTGCACTTCTATAATAGAAAATGCCATCATCTAACTCTCCTATTACGTCTTTGCTTAGTGTGCCTCTGTAACTTGTTATTGTTATATCCTGTCCATCATCGTGGAATGTTATAGGAAAGAACCCTGCAACAAGCTTACTCTTAATAAGTATCATTTCATCTTCCTGCAGCACTCCCCAACTAATAGATAATGTCTTCTTCTTTGCAACTACATCACCTAACATTGTTCCGTCAAGTGCACGTCCGGTTGAAGAAGACCATATTATCTCATCATCCACTTTGATGGACACAGGAGCCGGTAGCTCCTGTCCATCACACTGTAATATCAATTCATCACATCCTTGTTAAGTTATAATCTCACATTTTCCTGTCTGTTTTGTATGTTCATTTATCTTATCAACTACATATTTCTTAAGACTCTTTCCATCAAGCTGTATATCAAGATCTAATGTTTCCAACACTTTAAGTATCTGCTTAAGAATGCTTATAGCCTCAGACAACAATTCAGCACTTGATGCCATAGCTGCTGCCTTCTGTGCCATATCAATAAGCTTATCCTCTGGAGCTACAACTTCGCCCTGGTGTCTGTTATCACCTATCATTGCAAGCTGTGGAGTATTTGGTTTTACATATCCACCTTCTGCAAGATATGGAATACTGCCAAACCCAACTTCCGGCAAATCAAACCCGAAATGGTCACCACCTATAACCGGTACCCAGTCAGGCACATCAAAGCTTAAGCCATTTACCTTACGAACCATCCAGTTAATACCACTTTCTAATCCGTCAAGCATACCATTTATAAGTCCAATCACCATATTTATAGGACCCTTTGCAATATCGCCTATTGTTGAGAATATATCGCTAAATGTATTAACAATATCATTCCACGCATCCGACCAGTTTCCGCTAAAGACATCTTTCACGAATACCAATACATCATCAAAGACTGATAATACATCCTTGATAATATCTATTACATTTCCAAACTTTTCCGTTGCAATATCTGATATCCAGTCCATTACTGGTGCTAATTTAGGGATAACATTTTCTACAATCCAGTCAATAACCGGTTTCAATATATTCTCCCACAATACTTTAATAACATCTGCAACATGACCTATAATGTCAATTATTTTTGTCATCAAAGGTTCAATGTGTGAACCCCATATTTCTTTTAGTTTGTCAGCTATGTTGTTAAGTACCGGAACAAAATATGTATTATATACATCTAACAGCTTGCCAAATGTATCGCTAAGACCTGTTTTTACAGTGTCAAATAATGGTGAGATATGCTCATCATACATCTGTACAGCTTTATTACAGGTTTCTTCAATCACAGCCGTTATCTCATCTAATACATTCCTAATAGGTTCCAGCGTTGATTCAAATGCCTGCTTGATTTTATCCGTATTTTCGATAACCGGGTCCACAAACGTTGAAATCAAATCTGCCACGAATTGGTTACATAGAGACACTATTGTTATAAATGGATTAACAAAAATACCTATCAAATCAGCAGATATTCCCTGTGCTGCATCACCTCTGAATATTTCAGATATTTGCGAAAGGAACTCCGAAAAATCACCAATCTTATTCCACAATACAGCCCTTGCATCAAACATTTCAGATAATCTTATCTTAATAAAATCCTTATTAGATGATAAATATTTATCTATTCCACCTAACAGATTCTCACTTATCGAAGTACCAATATTCACAAAAGAGCCTGTTATCCTGCCGGCATTCATTACTATGCTGTCAAAGTAATTCTTCGCAGAATCAACTACATTTCTATCTGTAAATATATCTATAAGACTATCTTTAATGCTTAAAAGCAGTTTCCGCTGTCTCTTGATGCTTTTCTCAAAGTCAGTACCTAAACCTTTTTTAAAGCCTTCCTTGAATGTTGCAGCAATATCTTCTATTATCTGCTTGAACTTATTAAGTTCATCTCCTGCTTTTCCAATTTCATTAGATACATTAGTACCCATTCCGGATACTGAACCCGATGCTGTGCCAGTACCTGATGAACCAGACGAACTGCTATCATCCGTCGGCTCTGTCAGCTTATTTATCTGGTCAAAGCCTGCAAGGGACTTCTCAATATCCTTTGCTGTCTTCTTAGCTGCATCTCCTATTCCACTTACATTATCTGCAGCACCTCCAGCATCATCTCCTATGCCTGCTATATCAGCACTTATACTTCCCATAGAGGATGATATATCGGCACCTGTAAGCATCTGCACGAAACTAGCAAATCCATCTGCCACTTTCTGCAGTCCTGCAAGCAGACTATTAAATCCACGCAGAATAGGTGTAAACAATGCTATGAAGCCTTTACCAAGGCTAGCCTTTAACTGCTGAAACCTTAATGTAAGTATTCTTGTCTGATTCGCCCAGGAATCCTGTGTTTTAACAAAATCTCCTGTAGCATTGGACAAAGCACTTGTAACGTACTGATAACGCAGCATTACTTTTTCCTGCTCTGTCATCTTGGCTGTAGTTTTACCGAAGCCGTTATTAAGTGCATACTGGTCTAAGTTAGTCTGAGTCATAATCACGCCCAAGTCCTTGAGCGTTTCAGTCTCACCAGTCCAGATAGATTTCAGCTTTGTATATGCCTCGTCCGTTCCAAGATTGTAAAATGATGCAACATCACCGGTTAATCCTGTGACATTTTCAGCCATATCAAGTGCCGCCTTACCTGTAATACCCATAGCATTACTCATCTGGCCAAACACACCCATGTACTTCTTAGCCGATAATTCCGATAAGCCAAAGTTAGTCATAGCATTGGAAGCCCACTGGTCTGCCTGCCAGCTTAAGTCCTTAAATGCTGTATCTACGACATTCTGTACTTCTGTTACATTAGAACCTACTTCTATGCAATCTTTCGTAAACTTAGTAACTGCAGCTATACTTAGTCCTGCAGCTATCTTCTTACCAAGCCCAGAAAAGATAGTTGTTGCCTGCTTAGCTGCCTTATTAGAAGCTCCTGTAAGCTGATTAACTATCTGTGAACTATCTATTCCAAGTTCCAGAGCTATCTGACCTACTGTATCTGACATTCGCCCTCCTTTCTGACACAATTAAAAAGCTGCCTACTTCTTTGAGTAAGCAGCCTTAAAATCTCTTTGTAATCGTGTCCAATGTTCTATATACTGTGGTGTTCCTACCACTCTCTTATTACGTTTCAGAAGCCAGTCATTGTGTATCTTCTTCTGTTCCTTAGTAAAGTTCCTTATGACTTTCATATCTTTTTCTGCCCTTATGCTCACCACTCTGCCAAGCGGTGTCTCTGGCATTATTCCTGACAATAAAGAACAAAATTCCGCCCAAGACATATCATCTTCCGTTCGCAATCGTATGCCATACTGTGACAGGAAGCTTGACTCTATCAATTCCCAGTCATCATATATGTCATAATATATTTCACTATGAGGGTGTATCCTCCTCTCCATATGTACCTGTGGCAACACCCATTATTGCATTATACATTTCCTTATATTCTGGAAGCGGTAAGTCCATAGCCTCAATCTTATCTGCTGCCTCTTTGCCAATAAGCATTTCAAGAGCCTTTGTTATAAATCCCATTCCGTTGTCACTATCTTTCTTCTTTTCAGCCTCAGCAGCCATAGCCTGTACATTAAGAATTGTGTTCTTTCTGTTATTCACAGTTACCACTAAGTCATCAGTAATACGAACCATAGGTAACTGGTTTGTAATCTTCATTGATATGTCTATTACTTTAAAATCTGTCTTTGCCATTAT